AGAACGGAACCAAAGTCATCTCGTGGTTGAAGTAGATGGCCCCCAGCCACTTCAACCACTTAAACGCCCTCTGGTCCTTCACATGAGTATCCCCAATGATCATCTCAAATTCCTTCAAGACGTTCTCAATCACTATCTCCGAATGCCGAATGAATTCGAACTTGTTCCGGTCCAGAGCTTCTGTGGTCAGGAGCCACATGTAGGCCCTACTATTCGACAACAGCGTTGGAGGCTTCAGCCCATAGATGCAAACTATCTCCCCATTGATATACCCCACATAATTAGACTGGCTGGAACATATGAATTTCTGCAAGAACTCCATGCCCCTTGGCTCGCCGGCAACAGGGCTATTCCTCAGGATCTCATCGTAGTTGAGCTTGGTGTCTTCGACCCTCTTGATGGAGATCATCTGACTGTGTCTCCAACGGTTACCTCCGGGATCACTCCAAGAATCGTTGCCGGAAGGGGGTTATCCTGCTGCAAGCATATCTGTCCCGGCACGTCCCACAGAGGATCCATGATCACACGTTCATCCCCGGTGACCAGCGGGATCGTCTGACCGAGGAACTGTCCCTGCGACCACTCTTTGATCGGCGTCATGTTGACAAAGCTCTGGCCGAAGCTGAGCCCCCTGGTTTGGGACAGCCTGATGCTGAGGGCCGAGATCTTCTTCCTCTTTCCCTGGATGCTGTCCTTCTGGTCCCCTAGATCCAAGGGCATCGTCTGTAACTGGGCTATGAAAGCAAGACCTACAGTAACCTTGGTCGCTGGTTGTTCCAACGTAATCGATCCATTCTCCACTACCTGTGGCGCCAGCACATTCCCATCAGCGAGGATCGAAACGGTCTGTTCCTCCAAGTAATCCAGTCCAATGACCGTAGTCACTGGTGTCCACACTGTCCACTGACCTGGACCTTGTATCACCGGGGTCCTCAATGGATCATTGGGCACAATAGCAGTGATCGGTTGTGTTATATCGCCGAAGACATCGTTCGGCGAGACAAACTGAGTTATAGTAGCTATACCCCCGCCGGCTCTAATCACCTTCCCAACCATATCAGGGGTGAAGACAGGATTATCAGCTACAAAGAAGACAACATGAGTCCCTGTGCTAGCACTAACAGACAACGTCCCATTAAGGGCCTGCCCTCCAGTCTGCGACCCACAATCTACTCCCCAAGCATCCTCGGCTCCATAGGGCAGCTTCCTATCGTCCATCCGTTCAATGAACTGCCAGTAGTTTCCTCCGAACAGCCGCTCAACGACAAAGTAGGTAGCATCAAAGTTCCCCTCGGTAACCGTCGCAACTGACTTAAATCGCCCCTGGGTATCATGCCTAGCCCACCCATGGAGCTTCTGTTCCTTCAAGTACGTGAACGACAGAACTTCACCATCGTTCCTTACGCACCAAATCACCTTGAAGGGTTCCTCGGCGTAGGCCCACTGTGTAATCTGGTAGCCAAAGAAGAGATGATTAGATAGGACCGATACATCAGAGCCAGTATAAATATTGGCATAGATATTATACTCAAGATCTCTAACGATAGAGTTCTTAAACTGGACATAGAGAACGTCCTGGTTGATGATGATCGGCGGAACGTCGGAGATCCCATTGTAAGCCTGGGGGGTGGCGGTGGCATTAATTGGAGTAACGGCGGCCGTGGAGGCAAGACCGCCGGTTCCAGAGGAGAGCTGCCACGCGCCACCTGAAGTCAGCATTATCAGACCTCCAGGCATTGGCACCATAGCCTTAATGTAATTGACCTGCAAACTAACCAACGTTCCGGTAATAGCATCGGCAGCCTGGATTGGATTGGACGTATTGAAGTTGGTGTAGTACCCTGGCTGTGATCCCCAGAACGTCTGAGGGAACTGATTACTCCCTGCGAAATACAACCTCTGCTGGAAGAAGGCTGCACATCCGGGATCGTTCCCTCCAGCGAATGGGTTCTTGACATTGGGTGGTGTCGTCGTGAAATCCGGAACGATGTTTGAGTCAATGGCCTCAGTACCGGTCGTCGAAGTGATGAAGCCATAGGAGGCCCCACCGGGGACGAGAACGCCAATTCCGTTCTCAGCCTTGTATACATTGTACCCCGCAGCCCCAGACACCGCAGACCAGTCGATTATCAAAGTCCCAGCAGTAGCCCCAATGTCCACCGAAGCTGCTGATCCACCAGGGGGCGAGGGAGATGACTCCTGCCCCAGACCATCCACGGCGGTTACCACATAGGAAAAGTAGGCATTGCCCGCAGCTGTCACGGTAATCGTTGGGGTGCCTGGACTACCAACCGTAGATCCAGCAGTAAATGCTGAAAAGCCCCAATTAGTTGGACTAACGAACGTCAGTACATACGGAGGATACGATGGGTGGGTTAGGTACATTAGATTAGCAACTTGGACAAACTTCAGCAGAGCCAGATCCACCGCACTATACGGCGAGGTGATCTGATAGATCTTGTTCGTCTGCCCACCGCTGGTATATGTGCCATAGTTGGTGCTGTCGACAGGGTTGCCATAAGTGTCAAATACCGTGAGCTGGCTTCCGCTAATGCTCTCAATGACGAAGTACCTATCATTCAGCTGTATCGTCCCTCCAATGCCGGTGAGGAGAACCCAATCCCCATCAACGTAGGTATGCCCCGGCGCAGTTAAAATCGTCGTCGTTCCCTGGGTGACGCCGGTTATACTCACTGGAGGGAGGAAGACCGGTGCTCCCTCGGAGAGTGGCCTCATATACTTGTCGCCGAACTCTAGAACATACGGCACCAAGATCGAGGTCTGGAAGGGAATCACCCTCACCGGCAGGGCGGAGTTAAATGCCTGAACGACGAAAGCTGTGCCAGCTCGCGTCGAGGCGCCAGACCTGTAGTCAACGAAGAAGTTCCTCATCATCGCTGCGCCGGTATGGTACTGTTCCATATCCACATGCGCAAAGATGTTCGGCGACAACTCACCGGAGGCAAAACTAGTTTGTATGACGTTCTGTTGGGCCATCAATACATACTCAGCACGTTGCCCCAGTCGAACTGGATGTTTGGGCTCCAACTGTAGTCCGAAGGAAAGTCTATCCCTCTCACCCTAATCCAATCCGGCGTCACATCGTTGATCGTCAGCCCTTCATTCCCATCCGTCTGCCTAGCGGCAACCAGATGCAAGTTAGCCTCTTGGATCTTAATATTCGCTAGGCCCTTATCCCCAGTAAGTGCGAATATCAACCTCCCAGCTAGGGCCGCAACCCAGGCTTCCACGAAGAGGGCATCCATAACGTTCGGATCAGAGATCCTCTTAATGTACGTTAGGATCGCCGACTCTTGATTGGTCAGAATGACCCTGATGTCGCTCCCTATGTTAGATGGCTTGCCAGTCTGATCGATCTGATCAATTGCTACCTTGAACTTAACCGGCGGGCCGTTCCAGAACTGTGGGGCTCCGCCGGTCACAGCCGTCGTGATTGGTACACCACTGGCAAACCCAGTCGTGAACTGGGGTACGATCCACAGTGGCCTCAGGCAGTCCGCAGGATATGCATACTCGTACGCCCAGGGCGGGGGTGGTTGACCTTTCTGCCAACTGCTCGTTCCGGCGGAAGGGTTCTCTGGCGTCCCTGGAGCAGCACAGATCAAGCCTAAGTTGGCCGTATTCGTCGCACAGTTCCATGGCGCAAGCCTCAGCAGCTCATCTCTAACCGGTTCGATAGAGAGGGCACATTGCCTCGCTTCGGCACTGTTCTCCGTAAGCGAGGCAATGGTCGTACGTGTGCCAATAGACTGTAGCGCTCTATTGGCGACGTCAACTTCAGCAGTCACCGTTGACTCCCTTTAGGATGGACGGTTCCGCCGATCCCAGGACTACCACCTTCCTTATCGCCGGAGCCATGGTATCCCTGAGTCCCTGCGTTGCCACAGTTATCTCCATGAAGCCCTGGGCCCTTCGGATCGTTGATGTTGCTTGGGCCCTTGGGCGGTGAGTAGTTCTGGGTGTCCCTCTTAGACACCTGACCGTGACCTGAAAGGCCCCCGCCGCCCTTCCGTTCCGGTCCGTACTCAGATAGAATATCCCTGCTTGCCATCAGAACCTCCTCGCAATTCCTTCTGGTTCCTTCGCTTCGCCCTTTGCCTCCTCTTCTTCCTCCTTCCGCTTGCGGGCCTCCTCTGCCTCCTTCTCGGCCTTCTCCTTCATCTCCTCCACAGCTCGTTCCATCTGAACCTTATGGACTTCGGCTGCGATCTTCATAAGCTCGAGCCAGGCCTCGTTCCTGAGCGGAGCCAACGGCGGCCCAGCGAGCCTAGCTTTCTCCTCCACGAGCAGCAGCGTCATGGTCTTGTTGAAGTCAAATCCATCGCTCATTTGTGTTTCCCTTGGCTTCCAGCTGGATGGCTACATGGGTCCGCCACAGGGGCCTTAAACCCTCGGTCCTTGTGCATCTTCTCGAAGGCCCCAAACACACTCTTTGGCTCATCCATAGAATGCGTCCCCTGAGCCTGCCCTAGCTGTGCTGCCCAACCAGGGTTCACCCCAGTGGGCTTCGGCTCGACCTTCCTACTTCCAGTACCGGACTTCTCTGGCGCTTGCGTTATCTTCATCATTCTCTCCTGAAGTGTTTGTACTTATTCCCCTCCGCCCCTTCCATCTCCTCCCTTATCTTGTAGAACGTTCCGCCTTGGTTGTTCTCCCTATCGAGCAGGATCTTCATCCTGTCACTCGCCCTTTCGATCTCCGACCTAAGGTGCTGGGGCATAACGAGCCCCAGTTCCTCATACCTCGCTTGTATATGGACAATGTCGTGAAAGTACATGGTGAACCTTCGCATGTATTCCGGAACCTCTTGCTCGGCCCTAATGATGGCCACACAAACCGCTGAGAGCTTCTCGTCGATCTTTCGGAGTATCTGTGTTTGTTCATCGAGGGCCTTCAGCACCTCATCACTCATCGCTGGGGCTCTGGGGCTTGGACTTCTTCCTTCGAAGGATCCCCGTCTTTCTATCGGCAAGATTGAACTCCTTTGCTACGCTTTGAGGAACTCCTACCTTCTTCGCAAACTCCGGGTCATGTGCCGCCCCTGCCATCAGCCTCGCCTGCGGTCCGCTCTTGCTTGCCATGCCTGCCTCCTACGTTCCGCTACTAGCCTTGACGAGGCCGTAAAGGTTGAAAACCCCTCTGGTGATTTGGAAGCCCCCACTATCATAAAATCGGAGGCCCCTGATTGGCTGAAACCCAGCCGGGAAAGCATTGTACTGACAGCTGTGACTCGTACGTGACATACCGAGAGATACTGGAACACTTACCGAGTCCGACATGAAGTTCTTCGCCCTATCCGTTACCCATGGCATCGAAAACTTGATCCTGTACTCTCCTTGTACAGTTGAGGATGCCGACCAGCCTACAAACATCCCAGTCTCAACCGCAGCTGAACCTTCTGCATACCCACTGTTAGGAGCAGAAAAGTAAAAAGCATAGAACACGTTGACATAACTATCAGTGGTATCGAAGGTCGTCCCATCCCAGCTGATCTGCATCATGAACTGAGCATAGGTGGACGCATTTGATGTCTGAAGATCGTAGACGTCAAGCTCGTACTGATCATACTGATTAGTGAAATTGTGGAACATAGGCACTGTCAGCGTCGGAGTCACCGGTATGACCGACAACAACAGTTGTCGATTGCCAGGACCACCACCATTGGCCAGCACAAACGCAGTGGTTGCTATCTCGTTAGTGTTGGTGCCGGTAGGTGGCGTCGGTGCAGTCGGCACCCCAGTAAAGTTCGGCGAGTCGATCAAGGCCCCGCCAGCCTCACTGATGTCAGCCGCCAGCAAGGTCACCGCCCCACCACGACCGTTGAACGAACTGACCGCTCCACCTTCCGGAGTCAGGATCCCCTGAGCAAGCATCGTCAGATAATCGAATTCTTGCTCAATCACCTGCTGCCACAATGAACCTTGGCCCACCAACGACACCGGCTGCACTATTGGCAATATCCTCTGTATGCTGAACAGCGTTCCCGCAGCGATTGGGTTGCCGCCTGGGGCGTAGGTCACCGTTCCACCAATGCTGGTTGGGTTAGGCGGTATCGGAGGGTTAATCGAAAGCTGATAGTTATTCGCTCCAGTTCCAAACGCAACAGCAGAGGGAATGCCAGTAGCATCGGTGTAAGTCACCACTAGATAATTAGCCCCTGACATAGGCGTGGGGACAGCCGGGAAGCCGAAGTTGAAGGTAAAGTTCGTAGTAGCCCCATCACCTTTGTAGGTGATAACACTACTTGATGATGCAACGGTCATCTACTTACCTCATGTCACGTCATCTACCCAGCCCAGAACAACCACCAAGCAAGTGCCACCGTAGTTGGCGAAAACTCGCAGTTGCTGCGACGTGTTGCTATAATTAAAAATGCCCTCGGCATAAGAATAGAAACCGGTCGCACCACTGATCGAGCCGCCTAGCATGCTCATGTAAGTCTGAACATTATTGTCAGCTAGGTCTGGGCTGTAGAACCGTAAGCTAGTGGTCGCACTTGCTCCCTGCTGCTCCACCGACAGTATAGGACGCACCTGAACCCCAGGCGGGATACTAGGAAACGTCAAATTGGCTGGCGTTGAACTGACCGCCGTGCCAGCGATGTCCTGGACCGGTATCTGCCAGTAGAACGTCCTCCCACGTTGTAGCCACCCTACAAAGACGCTAGTCCCAGAGGTCTTGAACGAGCCTATCCTTCGCTTCTTGGTATAAGGTGATGGCATCAACGGAGCCGTAGCGCTCAACGACGTTAGAATGTCAACCACCCCAGTATCAGCTCGTGCAATCAGGAAAACATGGTACCAAGTATTAGCAGTGATTGCTCCGGTGTCCAAAGACCCAACAGTAGCTCCTGACCCAGCTGCGAAGGGGTTGGAAGTTCTCTTCTGCATAATCGAGGACAGTACCATCATAGTGGTATTGTCGTCAGAGCAGGCAGTACCTGGACTTACGTCAAGCACGGTGGTTGGCGTGCCTGGAGTATCAGATTGCATCCCCAGCCCACTCAGCATCCCAGGAAATACAGTAGCGGATGGTGCTGTAGGAGTTACAGATGCAATGAACTCGGTAACGATGACAATGCCGTTCGAGCCGTTGCCACCGTTCCTTCCTGTGCCATCAGCGGTAGACGCACCACTACCACCAGAGCCATAATTTGAGGCCGAGACGCCAGTGCCAGCACCAGCCGTAGTGTTAACGGCACCGCCGCCAAAAGCAGAGCTACCACCATTGGCGCCCATATTTCCTGCAATGGCGGTCGTATTGTAGTTTCCCGCAATGCCCGGTGAACCAGCAAATACAACATCGCCCACACAACCGGTAACCGCCCCACCTATCCCTCCAAAGGGAATAGCCGCGGTCGAACCAAGAGCACCACCGCCGCCACCTGTGGCAATAACTAAAGACCCTAAACTCGTCGAGGCTCCAGTCCCACCACCAACACCGGGCCCTCCCCCTGCTCCTGCCTGACCAATCGTTATCGCCTGCGATGTACCAATCTGTGCCGGCGTGAGCACCCTACGTGCATAAGCCCCAGAACCACCACCGCCGCCGGAAGCCCACCATGTACCTCCCGCAGTACTGGTGCCGCCGCCCCCACCACCACCGCCAATGCACTCGATAATCACCCCTGCAAGATTGGCCGATGGTGCATAAGTCCCTGAAGTCGTAAAGATCTGTACCTTGGGAATCGTCGTCGATACCGGTCCAGCTGGTCCAGGCGGTCCAATCTGACTAGCAGCGGCATAGGACCAGACCCGCACCAGGCCGAGGCCGCCGGTTCCTCCAACTGTACCAGAGCCACCACCTTGCCCAAACCCACCAGCAGGGTGGGTGTCGGTGCCAACCTGTCCTGCACCGGCACCCATGAACGGTGCAGCACCGCCTGCGCCTATCGTTGTGCCAGCTATTCCCGGATTGCCACTATAACCGGAAAGATTGACATCGCCGCCAGTTCCAGTCCCGCCAGTGCCCGCAGCAAGACCACCGCTTGCCGAACAGAAACTCCCAAACGAACTGGATTGGCCATTGGTCGCAGCAGCAACCGCGGCAGCTACCGTAACCGGCACCACTGTGCCAACCGCCAATGCAATGATCTTCGCCGAGTAGCCTCCACCCCCACCGCCGGTGCCACCGACTGAAGAGGCGCCGCCGCCACCCCCACCCCATACCTCGACATAAGCATGATCGCAGCCGGTGGGCATAGTAAATGTGCCATTGGTCGTAAAGACCTGTAGCTGCGCCGGAACGCCAGTAAATAGGGGCGACCCAGGCTGCCCCGCTAAGTTTATGTCCCAATCGCTAGGCATCATTTACCTCGATTGTCGAACCAGCCAACAGTTCCAACAAAAACCCCATTCGCCACTGCACCCGCTGCAATCACCCGGACCTGACCAGTTGTGTTGGTTCGGATGACAAATTGACCAGCGTTCGTGTTATTCAGGTTCATCGATCCAAACACAGCCTGGGCATCCGGCGACATGAAATTCAAGGACTGGCCGCTATTATTAAAGATGTTGAAGATCACCCTTACTTTCAATCCAACCGGCACTGTTGCCGCCGGTAGCAGACCTCCTGGTGCAGCAGAGGCTGCACCACCATTGTAGACGTCATAAGCCAGGTCCACCCCCCACAAGAACTGATCACCAAGCTGCGTAAACGCCATAATCTGCGACGAGGCGTTAGTCCTGATCGAACCAATGCGCCTCTTCTTGGTGTAACCCGGCGGCATCGTTGGCGCCGTTGGGCTTACCGAGAACAATACATCTACCAAGCCGGTGTCCGTTCGCATGATCAGGTAGACATGGTACCAAGTGCTGGCCGCAGGCGATCCGGTGTCGAGCCCAGTGTTATTTGACCCTGCCGTCCAGCCAACGCCAAGAACCTTTTGGAACGCCGCCGTTGTCAAGGCCATCATCGCACTGTTATCGTCAGAGCAAGCCGCCCCGGTGCCAATATCAAGCGTCGTGGCAAAGGTCGTATCGTTGCTCAGCGTCAGCCCACCGAGATAATTGGGTATGGCTGGAGGCGCACCTGCGGCGGCACTAGTTGAGAGCAAGTCAACGTTAACTGTTAGGACACCAGTCGTCGAGTTGTAGGCAGTAACGAGCCCTTCCATCCAGCTCGTCGGAGCACTGGCCGAGGACAACCTAGTGCGAGCACCAATGGTATAAGCCAGCCCCGGCTGCGTCGTTACCGTAACCGGCCCAGTAGCAAGCGGAACGTTCGTTGTGCTAGTGGCTAGATATCCTGGGCCAGGAGTTCCAGCCCCACCACCACCAGGCGGAACAGTCCAAGTAGAATTCTCGCAGAGGTACCTTGTCGTCCCGGCTGTAGCCCCAGGATCAGGGACCTCGCCCTTAGCATGGCTTGGGCCAGAGGCACCGAACACAGGGATAGTAACAAAGCCTGTAGCAACGTTAATGGTAGCATCACCTTGCATGGTGAAGCCATTAAACGCCCCGCCGTTATTCCACTGAAGCTGCCCACTCGTGCCACCAGGGACTCCACCAGGAGGCACTGCCCACAGAGCATTCTCGCAGAGGAACCGGGCAGTCCCTGCGGTAGCACCGGGGTCAGGCACCTCGCCTTTAGCGTGGTTAGCCCCTGAGGCCTGAAACACCGGGATGGTCATAATCCCAGTCGTTGGATCTAGGGTAGCATCGCCAGATATGGTGAAACCGCCAAACGCCGTGTTATTGTTGAATTGGATCTGCCCATTGGTCCCACCCGGTGTTCCCATTGGACCGGGTGGTCCTGCCGGTCCTGGCCCTCCTGCTGGGCCTGGATTTCCTGTCGCCCCTGGTGGCCCTGCTAATCCCTGCGGCCCAGCACCGGCTACAGCGAAGCCATCGAAATAGGTATTAATCGAAGATGATAGTATCGTATTGGCAACGGAACTGTTAACCCAACATTCGTAATAATCAGACCCACTGGCATTATCAACCATCGAGACAAATACATCAACCTCCGTCGACGTAGTGCTCTTGATACTCGTTCCGTTCTTGTAGATGGCAACGCCAATGGTCCCAGCAGCCGAGGGAGCCAGCTGGGCTTCTATCTGCACTGGCCCTACCGCCGGCGTCCATCGACTTCGAGTAGTGTCGTACTTTCCGTTCTGATTGAACGCCGCAACGTTGAAAGCGACCTTCGTCCAAGTATTCGCAACAACTCCAGTCTGCGTCGCACTTAGCGTAGCTACAAAGCTGTCCGCAGGCCCAGCGTGGCCCCCACCGCCCCCGCTGGATGCTATAGCATTGGTAACGAACCGGGTGTTGGCAACGGCGTTAGTCGAGTCCCCAGACAGCCGATCAGGGGCGACGAAGTTACCAAACTCTGTGAATTGGTCAGCCAACGTTGCTATCCATCACTGTGAGGGAATTTGTACTCCCAGCCTGAGCGAATGCTCCCCAGGCCGTCTGGATCTCACCGGTCAGGACGATCGTCGCTCCGGGGAACAGCAAGAATGCCCCTCCCAAGGCTGAGTTCGACGGGGCCAGCGGCGTGCCATCACCAGCAAACATGGGGTATATGTAGAGATTGATCGTCGCCCCAGGATTGTGAAACGTCAACGAGACCCTTGCAGGGTTCGCCGCTACGACCTGTTGGCCGACTGCGCCGAGGTTATTGATCGGCCAGACCTTCCCGCCTGACGCCGCTCCTACACTGCCCGGCTGGCCCACACCATAGAAGATGGGCATTACGCCCTCCTAGTGCCTGTCTTCCTCATAAGCTCAGCATTCTGCTTCATAAGCTCGGCCATCTGTTCTTTCAGCTCAGCGATCTCAGCATTCATGGTGACGTTCATCTGTGGCAATGGCCCAGCGGTGGCCATGGCCTGCGAGAGCTGCTTCTGGAAGTCCGCTAGCATGCCCTCAGCATAACCGAGCCCACCAGGACCACTTCCATACATGCTCCACTTATGCCGGTCAGCGTCGCTGATCTTCTGGGCCTCGTCGTCCAGTGGTTCCATCTCCGGCGTCGGTGGGCCAATGAACTCCAGATCCCTCGAGATCCCCTTGCCACTGTGGCACACCGTGATCTCGCCGGGGCGGTTGTGGTCCGATGGATCCTTTGGATCGAGGTACCTTGGGACCATATGCCGATTGCGGATCTGCTTCCCTGTCCCGGTATCGGTCTCGACGAACTCCCACTCCGTCCCAGGACAGTTGAGGTAGTGGGGAGCAGTTAGTCTCCATCTAGCCATTCTTAATGCTCCCTCTCAGGGCGGCGATGAGACAGCGACAGCCGAGTTTTAGCATTTCAGATCGGCTCATCCGCCAGCATGTTCTGATCTCAGGATTTAGGTCCTCAATCAGGAGAGTCACGCCGTCGTACTTCATCAGTGGTCCGCATTGATCCCAAAAAAGCGTCATGGTCTTAGCCTCCGAAAGGAGTTGGCCCCATTTGCGAGGCCAACAGTTGGGGCGTTAGTTAGGAACAACCACACCCGGAGGATAGCCACCGAGAATGGCGTTGTTGGCTGCGTTGTAGAACAGGTCGTGACGGTCGAGGACGATCCCGGCCTTGATGGCCCCGCCGGTCATCGCGGCGGCACCTACGGTGTACTGAAGCTGCAAGAACCTGGGCTCCGGGACTCCCTGCGGGGGCCTAGGCACGTCCATGTCGAGAAGCCTTGAACCGACCGTTAGGTTGGCCAGGGCGTAGGCCGGCGAGGTGTACCAGACCGTGAAGGCCCCAGGGGCACCACTGCCGTTATCCGGGGCCCCAGCCAAGGCTACCGCCAGGGTCCCAGTGGTCCCTGTGAACGTCGTGCCAACTTCCACGAGGAGCTTCAGCGCTGGATCATCGCCGATGCCAAGATCCCTCGCTCCCTGGCCTGCGGCGAGCACCGGCAAGCCCACCAGATGGAGGTCGAGGGTATTGGTCGACGGCGTTGTTCCAGTACCTGTGGGAGTGTCACCAGGCAGGGTTCCACCGGCCGTGGTGTTCGAGAACATGAGTAGATTGTCAAGGATCATCGCTTTCTCCTTAGATTGGGTTGAGGGTCAAACAACCCTGGCCTCGTTGTTCAGGATGGCATCGCAGGTCCTAACCGGTATGCCCCGGAACGTCGTGATCGGCTTACCTTCGAACTCCTCAATCCTGAGCAGGACGTTGGTCTTGTTCATGGCCTGGAGATCGAGATAGGTTCGGACCACACGATTTGCATAGATGATCGTGCGGCCCATGTTGGCCCTGACCTCCGGGGTGTCTGAGGTCTGGATCGTGCCGGCTGACACAGGCTGCGTCGGAAGGCGGTACAGTCCGCGGACGATCAGGTTGATCAGGTTCGCGGCACTGGTGCCTTGCAACTGCGTTATATCCACATTGGCTATGCGGACGATATAACGCCAGTCCCTCCCAACGAGTCCGATCTCCCACTTGAAGTGGTCTCGGTAAGCCTGATAGGTGTTGCCACTAGCATCTTGGACCGGCCACTCGCCCATGTCCCTGTGCTGGAGGCCGGTGATCTTCCCCTTAGGGAACGTGGCGAAGGTCGTGTCAGCTCCCCACACCACGATCCACAGCGAGGTGTTCACCCCAGCCGTACCGCCGCCGTCGAGGACGTTGTTCGCCGTTTGGCTGTTCGCCGGATTGACCGTCGAATACCTGACGCCGAGGCCAGAGAACCTTTCCGGGTTGATGAACTGGTTCCCATAGATTAGGGTCGAGGCCACCTGTTGGCTCATGCCTTCCAAGAAGGCCTTGACTTCGGAGAGCCTGAACTCCGCGGTGTTCCCATTGAGGTCGGCGATGTCCTTGTCGATCACTGCGTAGGTTTCGAGGTTCCCGCAGGTATCGACGATCTGCGAGGTCGTTGACTTGCCGGTGGGGACGCCTTGGTTCAATAGTCTCCAGGTTGCTTGGGGCAGGCCTGTCCTGACGGTGGTCTTGTGGCCAGTGGGGAGGTTGCCCTCCATCACGAGCATATCCTCGAGGATCTCGTTGGTCTGAGACAGCAGTTCGATGATGGTGGCCACCCTGTAGCCATCATCCATTCGTTTGGCCCAGTCTGCGTATGTTAGGGCCGTTGCTCCAATGTTAGCCATTCTTCACCTATGGAAGTTTGGGGTAAAGTGCATGAGCAGGACTAGGCCTCGACCCAGTTCCCTGCTCGCTCTGACCGTGCGGGGACGGCCCTGTCCCTGCGACGGATTTCCCCTCTGTGACCATCTGAGCGAGCTTATAGAAGGTGCGGACAAATGCTGGATTGTTACCCGCACCGGTTAGGTCCATAGCTTTCCGAAAGTCACTGGCCAACTTGGGGTCGCCAAGACTATCAATCGCCGAGGCGACGGTAGACTTGACTTGATCTAGCTTACTCCCAATCTCAGGATCAGCCTTGATCTCCTTCAACCACCCTTCAGTCATCTCTCTGTATGCATTGAATGGGGCGTTGAAGGCCTCCTGCGTCTTCGACACGTAGAAGTCCACTAAGGACTGTGCATTCTTCTGATTGAGCTTCATGCCCTTGAACAGGGTCGAAGCCTCCTTCGAGATGTCCGGATCAAGCTGATACCCTTCCGGTACCTTGAACTCAGAGTACTCCGAAGGTGGCAGCTCCTCTTTCGGAGGAGGCGCACCCTCGTTGAGTATCGACGGAGTCTCTTCGGCTAGCGACTTCCCTTCGGTAGTCTTGGCTTCAGTCGCCGGTGGGGTCGACGAGGGATCTGCCGTCGGAGCCGGTTGGGCTGATGCTGCTGGGGGCGTCTGGGGTGCTACGTCGGCCATCTTCGGTAATCTCCTTCACGTTCTTTTCTCGCATCATCGTGACGTACTCATCCGGGCAGAATGCCATGACCTCATTCAGCAATCGCAGTCCGATGTTCCGTTCCCCTTCGGCAAAGGCGGTGTTGAGGGCCGAGTTTGAATGGGAAGATGCAAATATATGGCAGGCCTCGAGGATCTCCAGGGTCCAAGCCCTACCTGAGGGAGTGGACATAATATGAGCAATGAATTGTCCTCGTTCCCTATCGGCTCGTTTAGCAGACTTCTCTGCGAGCCGAATGTGTCTCCTATCTGTGGCGTCATAGCTCATCCCTTCTTCCTCGCCTCGATGGGGATCATTTTGTATGCCGCGCGATAGCTGTTATCCGGTTGCCGTTCAAACAACTCCATGGTCTTAAGATCAACAATCCATCGCGGCAGATCTGGTGTCATCAGATAAATCCTTTATCCTTCGCTAGCCACTCTGGCATTGTGAACGTCCCATCGTTATTCTGTTCGACCTGGGACTTGGGCACCCATTCAGTCTTAGCTCCATCATGAAGGCGCCACGCTCGCTCAGTTTCGCCTCGGATCTCAGCTGCGATCTCGATTAGTTCCCTACGTGGCATTTAGAACCTCAACAGCACACTGTTCTGGTGACTTGCCCTCAATCGCAGCATGAAGGCGTCGGAGTGCCTTCTGCAAGATGTCCTCAGTGATTGTCACTGGAACAAACCACAGACTATCGTCGTTAGCCTGCTCATCCACAACAGCTTTGACTTCCGCTTCATTCATTGTTAGTTTCCCGCTCCAGCAAGATCTTTGCATACGAAACATCGTCGTGGAGGGCTCCATGAAACACAGACCTGACCCGCCAGCCGTCGGCTCCAAGGTTATTAAGCTCTTCTATGGTATTGACGCCTGGCTCGACGGTGTACCACTGATATTCGTACTTTTTCTTGTTCATTGTCCCATTGCCATCTGAAGTGCGTTGCGGGTGCCGCCCACATCGGTCTGCGATAGCACATTGGCGGACTTAGCCATCTTCTCAGCCATATCAGCCTGCTGTGCCTGTTGTGCCTGCTGCTGACGTTGCTGGCGGATATTCTGGAGTGCGTCTGGGCTCCGAATGAACTTCGGATCGTTGTTAAGGAGGGCGGAGATCTTATCCAGGCCATAATCGACGTCGATATTGTCCATTACCGCCGGATCGATCCCCGCCAAGTTGCCTGCAAGCTGGAATACCCTCTCAATGCCCGCAGCAGCCGTTGCATCCTGCGCAATCTCCAACATCGACTTGTATTTGATCGTCATCTGGTGGCCCTGGACCTCCGGTGGGGCTGGGGGGAAGAGCCCCTTCCTATTCGCGATGCCGAACGTCCGATCGATGACTTTGGTGAAGATCTCGTTCTGAATTCGCTCAAAAACTGGCCCAAGCATCAAGAACGCCTCGGCTCGGCGGGCATCGATCTCCACCGCCGTCACATTGGACCTGGTTTCGTACTGGGAGATGGTTTGGAAGACGTCGTTGTAGAAGATCTTGGAAATTCGCTCTCGAACCTCATTGAGGTCCTCCATCATCTCCTTAACCTGGGGCGTGACCTGATAAACCGGGGCAAAGCCCGGTCGTCCTTGCGACATCATGCCGGAGATGTAGGTGACCCCTCCTGGGAGGAGCGAGGCTGGCTGGTTTTTGAGCTGGATATCAGCAACCAGCGGGGGATTGACCATTTTATCAATAGCTTGGGCTTTCCGCTTGGTTTCCTGCTGTAATTGTCGCACGTCAGGGTAACCGTCCATCCCTGGGGACCTTCCGTAGGCATCGTTAGATACCAGATCCCATCGCCCTGCCATAAAGGGCTGTTCGAAAAAACCTCGCTTACGCAAGATGCCAGGGCTGTAACTTGATCCTCCCTGAGGGCTTGCAGAACCTCCCCACTCCCAGTAGACTTCCCTCCAGTCGAACCTCGACGGTATTCCATACTTCGCTCCATCAACATTCGGCTCGATCTGATGGGCTACCACCACTTCCCTGGTCAGCGAGGCTCCCCCCTCATGATAGAGACGCTGCGCAGCGAGACTGACGTTCTCCTTGCCGAACTCCTCAACCAGCTGGGAGATCGTATAGGTGAACTCCCTGGTCAAAACGTTGGCCTCAAGGCTGTTGGAGCATTCCAGGTAGTAC